GATATCATTAATTCAGTTCAATTTCATTGTATCACGCGATTGGAAAAATCGCAATTGTAAATCGAAAAGCGGGAATGCCGGGTGGAGCGATAGGGCTGCACACAAGTGACATGGTGGTCAAGCTGAGGAAGGTCAGACAGAGTGTGTGAAGAATAAACATGACCCGGCAAAGGAGTTGAAGAAAGCAGGAACAGCAGGGCAATGACGCATAGTGTGTGGTACGAAGTAGAAAACCACTGAGGTCAGCACCGACTGGCACGTTATCCCTAGACCAAGAAGCTGTTAAGCGGAAGTATCAACCGAGCGAGAGGACACAGCACCTTGGTTCACTGTCCGGTCAGTCCCATCCACTGACCGGACTTCAAAAGAATACCTGTTGCAGCAGGTGATGACCAAAATCAAGGAATGATATAACAGTTCTTTCAAAAAAGTGTCTATTGTGTGATGGTCAACAAGTTCTTGGTGATCCTTTAATGAGAAGAATCATACTGGTTTGAACAGTACCAGCCAAAAAGTTCAATGTTGGTTGACAAGTTTGCAGATTTTAACGTGAAATCTGATAGGGTGCAGACACCACCTGATTGAAATAGCGGTGTGCTGGCAATAGACAACTTTTTGAAGGAACTGTTGGAAGGGAGAAGCAAGTATGATTAGAGTTTCCAATAAGGGCGAAGCGTGGGAAGTCGCAAACAGATTCTTCCCAACAGATTATATGAAGGATGATGTAAGAAGTAAAAATGCCGGGTATGACATTTACTTTTCAACCGCAGATGGTGTGGATGCTTGGATTTCTGATCTGAATGACCGTCTGGAACTGAACTATCCAAACGGAACATCTGAAAATATCTGGATTGTGGACGATACAATGACATTCCGCAAACTTCTGATGACTATGGATGCAGACACACAGATCAGAATGACAATCACCATGTTTGGGATGAAGTTCAACACAGTTCATTGTGCTGAATATTATCTGGACTGTGAAGAATATGAAAAGTTTGCTGAAAAGACCATCACTGATATTCGTGTGGTGGATAGTATTCTGGATGTACGGTTGAAATAGAACAAGTGACAGGGCTTGCTGCCCTGTCAGAAAGGTGGGTTTCGTGGCTATTTGTAGAAAATATGACTGGTGGTCTATCCTAGAAGGACTGGATGCACTGATTGATTATGACTACACCGGAAACGAAAAAGACAGCATCTACTGAGACTATTACAGTGACCAGATCAGAGAACTTTCAGCACTGGCAGCAGATTTCTACAATGAACTGGAAGAAATTAAGTCAAAGTTGTGGTATGAAATGCCGGAAAAGCACATTGAATTTTGTGATGAAGATGCTTGCACACAGACTGCTATTGCTTGGTGGAATACGGCAGCTTGTATGTTTTCAGATGTTGATATGGCTGTTTTGCTTGAAAATGAAAATCGTTATGATGCTGATGAAGAAATAGAAAAAGAAAAGCGCATTCGGGCATTAGAAAAATTGACCAAAAAGCAGTATATGACCTTGAACACTTTGGTGGTTGGATTTATTACAAGATACCTTGACCTGGTTGGTGCATTTGATGTGATAACTTCCTGCATCAGAGAATTGGACTATCATCAGTCCGCTGTTCAGAACAAGGATGGTGTCAATTTTCCTAATTCTGCATGGGTGTAAAGGTTGGTAAAACATGGGTGCATATACTGTTTCAAAAGATATGAAAACCGGTTTGTGGTATTGCCACATGAAAGGTTATTCATATATTCCTTGCTTTGGAAGTTTTTCAGAAAAGAAGTCAGAAGCAATGGAGTATGCAAAGATGTATAACAATCTGCCAAACAGGGTTGAACAGATTGAACAGAAGCGAAAGAAGGTGATAAGGTGAAGAAAATTGTGGCAGCATGTATTGATCAGGTGATACAGTTTGACAGCAGATCTGAATTTGAATCATGGAAAAGTCAGCTGCATGGTATTTACCGGATTGAACAGGTGACTGATCAGGAAGACGGCAAGGTTATGGTGCATGTAAAGAAGGGCTACAACAACAGCCCTATGGATATCGAAAAGGGGTGAAAATATGACTAATTCTGTACTTTTAAGACAGAAAATTGATGAAAGTGGTTATAAGTTGACTTTTGTGGCAGCAAAGTGTGGTCTTACCTATCAGGGATTCCAGAAGAAGCTGAACAATGAAACTGAATTCAAGGCTTCTGAAATGTTGGCACTCAAAGAACTTCTTCAGCTGAATGATGAAGAATCCAATGCTATATTTTTTTGCACTGAAAGTAGATAAATTATCTACCTAAAATAGAAAGGAGAAATCAAGGAATGTTCAATGAGCGATTAAAGAAAGCTATGCAGGATCTGAACCTGAAACAGTCGCAGGTGGTTGGGATGACCGGGAAAAGCAAGGGATCCATCAGCCAGTACCTATCCGGCAAGCAGGTTCCTTCAGAGGAAGTCCAGCGTGACATTGCAGTGTCACTTGGACTGGAAGATGACTATTTCAGCAGACCGGATGACAAACTTCCAGCATTTAACACAACACAGGTGGTTGCAAAAAGATCCGGATCCATTAGACGGTTGACAGTTCAGGAAGCAGCAAACCTGCTGGGAGCAGACAAGATGACCGTCAGCAAAGGTCTTCAGCAGCAGGTGTTCCCATGGGGGTATGCAATAAAGACCACGGAAAAATCCTGGACATACATCATCAATGCAGACAGTTTTGCCAGGATTGAAGGGGTGGTGATCTGATGCCCAAAATTCAGTATAAAGAAATCAAGTTTCAGCAGAAAAGTCTTGACTTGATAGAACTGGTGAATCAGGTGGTTGAAGAATATGCTGCACAGGGATATGAACTGACCCTTAGACAAGCATACTATCAGTTGGTTGCAAGGGGTTACATTCCGAACAATGAGCGCAGTTATAAAAACATTGGTAGTCTGATCAATGATGGCAGACTTGCAGGTTTGATTGATTGGCACAGTATCACAGATAGAACACGAAATCTTAGAAGTAATAGTCACTGGAATAATCCGGCAGATGTAATTGCATCTGCAAGGTATTCATACCTTCTTGATAAGTGGGAAGGTCAACCAAATTATGTTGAAGTGTGGGTTGAAAAAGATGCTTTAGTTGACATTGTAGGACAGTCTTGTAAACCACTTGACACACCCTATTTTTCTTGTAGGGGTTATACGTCACAGTCAGAAATGTGGAGTGCTGCACAACGTTTCATTCGTCAAGATGACAGAGAAAATCGTATTATTATACATTTAGGTGACCATGACCCAAGTGGTATTGACATGACAAGAGATATTCAAGAACGGTTGGAACTATTCGGTGCTAATGTATATGTGAAGCGTGTTGCACTCACAATGAATCAGATTGATACATATAATCCACCGCCGAACCCGGCAAAGTTATCTGATAGTAGATGTGGCAAATATATTGATCTCTATGGTGATGAATCATGGGAACTGGATGCCCTTGAACCCAAGGTGATTACTGATCTGATAACCAGTGAAGTGACTGCATACCGTGATGATGTAATATATCAGGCAGTATGTGACCTGGAAAATCGTGGAAAAGATGAACTAAGAATGATTGAACGTAATTATGATAGAGCCGTTGCGTTCTTGGAAAGTGAGGACTGAAAAAATGGTAAAAGGGTACAAAGTTTTCAACCCTGACTGGACTTGCAGGGATAAACAGTATTGTTGCCCCGGTAAGTTTGAGGAAGAAGGGGAACTTGAAGTTTGTGGTCACGGGATGCACTTTTGTCAGAGTGCTGCTGACTGTTTCAATTATTACAGCTTTAATTCTGATAATCATGTTGCAGAAGTTATTGCATACGGTGAAGTTGCCACAGATGGGGACAAGTCATGTACTGATAAACTGGAAATCGTGCGTGAAATTCCTTGGGATGAAGTCTTGCGGATCGTCAATACAGGAAAGAATTGCACAGGTTGCTGCAACACCGGGAACTGGAACACCGGGGACTGCAACACCGGGAACTGGAACACCGGGAACTGCAACACCGGGAACTGCAACACCGGGGACTGCAACACCGGGGACTGCAACACCGGGGACTGGAACACCGGGGACTGCAACACCGGGGACTGCAACACCGGGAACTGCAACACCGGGAACTGCAACACCGGGGACTGCAACACCGGGAACTGGAACACCGGGAACTGCAACACCGGGAACTGCAACACCGGGGACTGCAACACCGGGGACTGGAACCTTTCGTCTTTCAATACTGGATGTTTCATGACAGAAGAACAGCCTATCATGATGTTCAATCAGCCGTCACCGTGGACATATAGAAATTGGCTGGATTCTGAAGCAAGATGCCTGTTGAATCGTATTCCACGGAATGTCACTGAATGGGTGTATGCGTGTGACATGACTGAAAAAGAAAAAGCTGATCACCCTGAAC